CCACTCGTCGGCACGTTGTTCGTAAACACCGTCAAAGACTTCGTTGATAATCGGTTCGACTACCGCACGAAAGTCCGTACTACGCATTGGAGTTGCCATTGCTTATTACCTTTCTTTCGTTATTTATTAAACCGAGATCGACGGAGCGACTAATTGACTATCGGCGATTTGAACTTGGACGATTGTGTAGGCATCTGCCCAGGCGTTTGTTTGGCCTGATGGGAATGCTACTTCACGACCCAAACCAACAACCTTAACTTGACCTTGTGCACCAGCGGAAACTGGTGATGCAGCCAAAGCTGTAGTTGAGAAGCCAGCTCCACCGTTGCCGATAGAAGTGCCAGATGTTGGGCTGTTTGTTGCGTCAAAGTCATACTCACGGCCCATAGCTGAAGTTGCTAATGAACCATTAACTTGAGCTTCATAAACAAATTGTGGGTCACTGAAGATCCAGAAAATGATTTGTGTAGAAGCATCAAGAGTTAGTTTAGAAGCCCATTTAGCTACTGAACGACGACCTTGTGAATCGGTAAATTCAACGCCATCAAATACACCATACATACGGCCAGTTGCGGCTAATGTAGGAGCAGGGATCAATTGACCCGAGGAGTTGATTGCTACTGGTTGATATTGATAGAAAGACTGACCAGTTGTAAGACCGTAAGGTGCATTGTAAGTATTATCGGTAGCAGCTTGGAAGCTGTTTGTACCAACAAACTGAGTTGCACGATCCAGACCACTTGGATGGTAGGCAGGCTTCATACCAAAGGGGAGATATGTCGTAGACATGTATTATTAATCCTTTGTTTTTTGAAGAATGTTAATCGAAGCGGATATTACTATTCGCTTTTGCGGCCTCTTTTTCCATTTCCAAAACTCCACCCTCAAGAACTGAGCGTCCGCCCTTACCTTCTTGTGCGGTATTACGCACAGCGGCGGTAATGTTGCGTTGATGATCTAGCGGATCCTCTAGGTGCATCATGCGCATCACTTCTTGATAGATTTCTTCTGGTAACTTAAAGAGAACCATCTCGTTACAGCTAACACAGCCTTCAAACTTGCCTGAGCTCATTTTACCTAGTCCTTCAAAGCCTTTACCTAATTCCGAGGCTTTAACTGGTTCATAACCCAATGCTACGCGTTTGTCGATACTGTCATAATTATTTGTGGTAGATAACCAGCACAAATGGAAGCCAGGGATAATCCCCGCTGGCAAGTCTGGCAATGCGCTATTTTGCCATTTATCTCTGAACGCCTCTGCACGTTCGCGCTTACTTTTATTGCTAGGATCTTCTGCTGCGATCCGTTCTTTAGTTTCTTGTACACGATCTGACAATCTGTCTTCTAAGTCGCGTTTAATTCTTGTATTTGCCATTTTAATTAACCTTTATTTTCACGATCATACTGTGCATAAGCACGGATCATTTTGTTTCGTTTTTCTACATCGTCCCATGCGCCAGCGTCTTTAATTGCACTAACACGTTGTGGTGATAGTGTAATAGTTCCTGACTTTGATGCACCTGAATTTGAAACCCTACTTGATGATGTTGGGTTTGTGCGTCGGTTGCTACCACCTTTAGATGTGTAGCGGTGCGGTAAACGATTTGTTAAACGACTGTCTAACTCTTCCCAATACTCAGGATCTGCTGGATCCCAACCATCGGCTGCGAGTTCTTGGTCAACTACTTTGGCAATTCTACTATCTGTGTCTCGGGCTTGTGGGTCAAACCAAGAGTTCTTTTTTAACCACTTAGTTGCATTTTGTTGCACTTCAGTTGTGGTTGGATTAGGAACATTTTGTTTTGGACTCTTTGCGGCGTCGAGTTGTTCTTTTTTGTAATGCTGAACCTGTTGCAAACGTTGCTTGGCGTCTGTTAATTGCTCTAAGTATTCCATCTGAGCATTAACATCGCCAGACTGAGCCGCTTGGACCATTTTCATCTTAGCATACTCTACACGGGTTGCTTCGTCCTCTAGGGCCTTGTCAAGCTGTGCAAACTGGTAAGATGCTGCAGTATTTTCTACTGCCGCCAAACGTCTTGCTAGATCTTCATTACGGCGCTCTAATGCGCTAATCTTGTGTTTTGATGAGGCTTCACGTTGTTTTTGAAGTTCCTTTTTTAGCTTACGTTCTTCACGCCTTGCTTCACGGATTTTTTCACGTTCGTCGTCTGTTTCGCCCTCATCGGCTGCTTCGTCATCGCCAGCTTGTTCTTCTTCAGAATCATCACTTGCTTCTACTTTGCCGCCTTCTTTGAGCTCTACTTCTACGCCCTCTTCTTCGTCAAAGCCTTCAGGGACTTCGACTTTGGCTAAAACTGAGCCGTCTAATTGTTCCTTGATAGGAACATCTTTTTCTTTTTCTGCCATATTGTACTTTCTACAAAGTTAATCTACAAATGCACGCATTTTTTGAGCTGCTTCAAATGATCGGATCTTAGAGATCACTTCACGCGCCTGTAGTGTAATAAACACCACCGGAGCGCCTTCATCGTCTGGCTGCACAACAAAACGGTCGCCGCCGTACTTGATTGTACGAACTAAGTCACCGATGTTACACCAAGGACCTTCTGGCCAAGGAGTAAGGTCTTCTGGGCTTTTATACGCCAGGGGGCCAATACCGATTACTTTAGCTACTGTCTCATTAAAACGTAACGTTTGTTTGGTTTCATCAACTAGGATGATTCCGCCTTTACTTGTCGTCTTTTCCCGGCGCAACTGCACCAGTACTCTATCTCCAAGAATCTCTACGCCTGGGTCTACGTCTGGAAAGCATTCCTGCTCTGAACGTAAATCTGGCTCGTCTTTACTATTAAAATCAATCGCCATTACGGCAACCTTTCTAAACTCTTACGAGTTATCTTCGTCATCTTCTGTCAAAATTTCATTGATAATATCTAAAGTTAACTGCAACCCTTGGATAGTACCAATGCTTTGTTTGTAGTCATCAAATGAATTGATGTTTACACCCGCGGTGACAGCTTCCGCTTGATCTTTTATCTCAGTCTGTACACGACCGATGATCTCACTAATAATGTCTTTCATATTTTTACTAATACGTAGAACGGAATTAATCCGCCCCAAATATTAATAAAAGTTACCGCCACCAATATCTTTAAGGTTTTTACCTGGGCCAACTTTGCTGTCTTTAGCCATTTTGTTTTGGTTTAAAACTGCATTGTTTGCGCGTTTGCTGCCTGATTCGCCTTTGTCAATTGTAGTTTCGCCAGGGCCTCCGCCGGAGCTTTGTTTACCTGTCATTTTATAAGTTTTACGGAAGCCTAATTCTCCGCCGTCTTGTGGGTTTTTTGCCATTTTATTGTCCTTGTGTAGGAGTTGGTTGTGGTGCTGCTGCTTGTTGTTCTAACGCTTGTTGATGCGTTTGATCGTTTTGTTCCAGGGTTGTTGCGTGATCTAAACCAGTTTGTAGCGCTTGGTTTTGTGCTTGTGCGCCCTGTTGCATCATTTGTTGCTCATGTTGTTGCTGAGCTAGTGCTGCTTCTTTTTGGTGAGCTGCTTGCTGTGCCACTTGATCCGCTTGTGATTGAAAAGCCTGTTGCTCAATTGCTAGACCATGTTGACGTATTTCAGAGTCCGATGCCTGTATGGCGTCCATTGCTGATAGTGCCTGTTCATGTTCTAATTGAGCCTGTTGCTGATCCATCTGTACACCAGCATTGATCATAGCGACGCGTTCTTTTGCGGCGTTGTTGATGTTTGCCATAGCAATATCGGTAGCATTACGCTGGTTGTCAATATTGGTTTGTGTGGAGTACTTAGCTTGCAATTCAGCAACTTGCTGCTGTAACTGGGCAACCTTGATCTGGTAGTCCTGTTGTGAACGCTGCATTTCACCTTGCATTTTGAGCTGAGCCTCTTGCGTTTTGCGCTGAGTTTCTGCCATCTGAGTTTTGACAATTGCCGCTGCTGTTGGATCGGCCATTGCTGCAGATTGTTGCTGTGACTCTTTGGCTTGTTGTACTTTTTGAGCCAGTGCCTGAATTTGTTGTACGTATGGTCCCATAGACTGTTTTGAGTCTTGGTCTACTAACTGAGACGCCAATGCAAGAGCCTGCTGAGCTTTTTGATCTAAAGGTTTTTCTTGATGTAACTGAAGTACATCTTTACCACCAGATGCTTTAGCAACATACGAACGCATAGACTGCAAGTAGTGCAACGTTAAATGCTGCTTAATGTGCTCTAAAGCATGAGGAGCAAAAGTAGGCCCAATAACAGGGTTGCCACCATAAGCTGGGTTATTTGCATATTCAAGGTGAATCTTAATGTGAGCAATATGGTCTTGGTCGGGATAGGCGGCAGCGGGTCGTCCCATCGTCATAGAGACATTCTCTAATGCCGGATTGGATTCGTTGGCGCCTAATGGGTTTGGCAATACTTCTTCTAACTCAGGAACTTTAAGTTGTTTGAGTACGCGCTTGTATACAGCACGAAGGTCAAACATACCTGGGGGAGCAGAAGTTGCCATCTGAATTAATGCCTGGTTTTGTGCTAGGCGTTGTGTTTCAGAGAATATGTTAGGATCTGATACAGGGCGAATGTCATTGTTGTACGAAAAATCACGCACTTCAATTTCTGTTCCGGACTGGTTGTCCATCTCTTGCAAGTACCAATGGTTCAGGCGTGAGATAATCTTAAGGGACATTGCTTGGCTGCGATGCAGTCTAGCATGAATGGATGAATAAACCTTAGCACCTTGCTCAATTAGAGCTTGTGTTGTGCCCACTGGCATGTTACTATTAGCGTCTTGAATTTTTTCTTCAGACGTAGTGACAACACCTTTAGCTTGTGCTGTTAGCCAACCCATAAGCTCCATTAAAACGGAAGATGGGGGGTTAAACGGCATTGGCATTGCAATTTTACGGATGTCTTCAACACCCGGGCCAGCTTCTACTTCAATTACTTGGGTTGGTTCAATTCTGTCAGACTGTCCACTAACTCGTCCAGTTTTGAGCTTAAGCATTGTCTGAGAGTTGTTGATATGAGCAGCATCCAACAAAGCACGTAAAGCCCCAGTAAGAGCAGCAGAGAGGCCACCAATAAGATGGGGGAGGCCAATAGCATAAGCACCCCGCCAAGGAATGAATTTGAACTCAACAAACCAATCCAACTTTGTAAGTTTTTCATCATTGCATTCCCAGTTGCGACGTAAAGACAAGACCTTGCTGCTTGACTCGTCAATTGTTAAAATATAAGGTGCGCGTTTACCTTCTGTCTCAGGATCTTCTTCAAGACGCATGAAGCAAGTAATTTCGTAAACGCGGCGTAGTCCATCAATGTTTTTAGATGGCTCAGACTTACCTTCAATCTTAGCGTTAGCTTTTTCAGATTGAGTCTGGTCTGTTAGTGGTGCATCAGAAGTATATTCAAAGTTATCTAGGTCACGATAAATACCAGCATCAATGCGTTGTTGGTATGTGTCTTCTGTAATGTCTTGTTGTTCTGTTACACGCTGTGACGTGTAAAAATTTGTTGTAGAGTAAGGAAGAATGATATTGTCAATTGGAACCCACTCGCACGTTGGGCGAGCTTGTTCTTCATCAAAGCGCCACTTAAGAAACTGTGAACCACCCAATGGTAATTGAGTAAGCAACTGTTCCATTTCATCACGATACTCTGCAATTTGTTCTGATAACTGCCAGTTAAGAAAATTAACCTTTCGGTCTGCTACTTCTTGTTTAGCTTTTCCGTCTTCACCTTTGATGTTTGACTTGACAATTCCGTCTGAGGGGAGAAGTTCTTTGCAAGAGGATGCCGCAAAGTCAACGCAAGCCTCTG